GCTTCAGCATTGGGTGGAACAATGGCAGTACCGGTGTTGTTTGAAATGTCAGTCAGCTTGATTGTTCAAATTAATCCGCTGGAAGCTGTCAAAACCTACACNCTTGAAAAGTTTCATTCAGGNNAGTTACTTGGAAATGGATACATTTAAATGGAAACTGTTGGAATTAATCAGTACGCAAATACACCAGTAAACGATTTTTATTTAGATCGCGCTGTATTGCCTGCCGCAGAAGACATGCTCAGAAATAAAACGCCTGAGCTGTTGGTAGTGGCTCCCAAGTATCAGTACCGCATGGATTTATTAAGTTATGATCTATACGGCACCAGTGAGTACTGGTGGGTGATTGCGCTACTCAACAGAGATCAGATCAAAGATCCTATCAGAGATTTAAAAATTGGAATGACATTGATAGTATTGTCTAAAAAAGATATTGCTGGAGTAACATAATGGCAACCCGCCCAGGATTCGTTTCAAATGCCGGTGGCGCCGCATTCGGCAACCCAAACATCACAGCACAAGGACAGCGAGCAGGAGCCACACAGGCAATTCCTGCGCCAAGTGGTGCTGGTGCTGGCAGAGGAGGCCAAGGTGGCCCAACAGCCGCGCAGTTGGCATCAGTTGGCAACTCGACTCCACCATCTACTCCTTCCACAGGACCAAACACAAAGCCAACTTATAATGATGACATAGGATTACCTGACACACATTATAATCCTTTGCAGAATTATAGGAATATGACCTATAACACTAGATTGACAATGATGCCACTGGCAGAGACCACACTGACTAGACTAGAACGATCGTATGACTATAAAAATGGCATTGTAATGTGGGAAACAGGTGGNGCCGGATCTGTATTCCTAGAAGAACTACAAATAGCAGTAGCAGGAACAAAAAATGCCACGGGCAATTACTACACACAACAGCCAACCAGCATCTCTGGTAAAATAGTAGAACCAGTGGGTGGTAGACTAATTGAGTCTCTTAGCCTATCTGCAATGAATTTAGGATATTCCACCAATGGTATAGCAATATATTTGCTTGAAGTATGGTTTACAGGATACAATACTGATTCAGACATGCCAGAAGTTTGTAAAGGCTGGGAAGGCGAAGAACTAATTTTTCGTTGGTACATTCGCCTGGATGAGTTACATATGAAACTGGACTATAAAGGTGCAACATATGATTTCAAAGCTGTGCCAAATGATGGCGCCGCAGTTTTGAATGATCACTATACATTAGAAGACGGTTTCAGAATGACTGACGGNCCNAATACAATTNCACANTTTTGTACATTTCTTGCAAAGGCGCTGAACGACAGAGAAGCAGAAAAAGTAAAAAGCGGACTTCGTTGTATTCCACACAAGTATGTGATCTCTGCACACAAAGACATTACAAACTTAACATTTTCTTATAGTCTATGGCAGAACGTCACTTCTCTTTGGGGTATGATACCCGGAGAAATACAAGGTACACCAGGACAAACAATACAGCAATTCATTACCAATTCAATGCCAAACAGTCCTAACTTATTAAAGTTTCTACATCGTGTTACTGATGGAAAGAAAGAGTACAATGCAACTGACACCAATCCAGCTTCAATTCATTTGCCAATGAAGACCCTGGCAATTATTCCAGGATGTAAAGACATTGCGTATGACGAAAAGCTAGGGCATAGTGCCAAAGAGGTGCATTACTTTTTAACAACTAGAGAAGATGCAACCGCAGTGGTCAGTCCACAGGAATACAAGGATTCTGAAGATCCTAAGAACAGGGANAAACGAGTTGACAACTGGATTAAAAAAGGTCTGCTGAGAAAAGTTTATAAGTGGATTTATACAGGTGAAAACATTGAAGTTATCAATACTGAAATTAAAATTGACAACATGTGGAGAAGTGTTCGTCCATTATGGATTGACAAAGATGGAAAACCAATTCAAGGTACTGCCGCAACTTCAATACCAGGCAAGCAGTCAGCTGGTAAAAGCAGTTCAAAGACTGTAACCTGCGCCGCGGCACAAACAGTACAAAAGCCACCGGCAACAAAGGCAACAAGTTACATGGAAGATCTGCTCTATCGACCAACTGCACCACGAGAAGGTTGGCACCCAACGCAAGCACAGTGGTATCATATGAATACCACAGTACAACAAGGTTCTAACCAAGGTGCGTTATCTGTGGAAAATGCACAGGAGTACAGTATCTACCGGCAAGTGGCCAATGGCATGAGCGGTGGCGGCGAATTAGTTAAATTAGACCTAGAGGTAGTTGGAGATCCTTATTGGTTGATGCAAATACCCGGAACGCCAGGTAAGCCGCAACCATGGGAAGATGATGTTTGGGAATACGAAAAGGAACAATTGACAGAAGAGAAGATGGCTGAAAAGCGTAAATCTGCAAGTACACATACATGGCTAGGAGCATTTTACTTTGAGGCACAAGTGCCCAGTGCAGACAATGGCCCCGATGACACAATGGCCTTGCGTAAGAGTGATGCCATAACTGGAATATATTGGCCCTATACAATTGTAAATAGATTTCAGAAGGGAAAGTTTACAACAAAATTGACAGCAAATAGAGATGTATTGGCAAATCCATGGAAAAAAGATGTTGCCACAAGTAAACCCAATGATACCAAAACCGGTAAAGGTTCTGCCACCAGTGCCGGACCAACAACCGCTGCCACGCCAGGCGGCAGACCATGATAAAGACAAAACATGAAAGCAACTAACCAAGGAGGCCAAGCACAACATCATTCAGCAGGTGGTGGTGGTGGCGCAAAAAACTTTGGCATCTACATCGGCAAGGTAAAAGATGCATCAGACAAAGAAGGCCTAGGAAGATTGCGTGTATGGATTTCTCAACTGAGCAGTACCGCAGAAAGCAATGAAAAAGGTTGGTTCACAGTAAGATATTGTCCTCCATTTGCCGGCGGCAGTAATACTCCAACAGAATCAAAATCAACCAGCGCAACAGAATTTGCTCAGACCAGTCAGAGCTATGGAATGTGGATGGTACCACCGCATCCAGATGTACAAGTAATTTGCGGATTTATCAACGGAGAGTTGCATCAAGGCATATGGTGGGCTTGCTTGCCATTTGATTCACATACTCATGCATTGCCTGGCATTGCATCTGGCCTAACACATAAAAATGAAATCAAACCCCTGGCTGAGAGAAACAGATATAACAAAGCTGATCCAAACGAAGAACGACGACCCAAGCATCCAAAGTCTGCACAAATTAATGTGCAAGGACTGGGCAACGATCTAAGAAGAGGCCACAACAATGCAAGTCCTTTTAGAGCCAAGGGCAAACATCCAGGATATGCCTACGGCTTTTTAACGCCTGGACAAAATAATCTATTGTTGGACGATGGTGCAGATGGCAACGGTGGCAAGATACAATTTAGAACCCGCAAAGGAAATCAAATTCTATTGGATGCTGAAGAAGGATTTATTTACTTCAGTAATGCGTCAGGAACTGCCTGGGTAGAAATCGAAGACACTGGCAATATTGACATGTACTGTTCTAAAAATTTCAGTGTTCACGCAGGAGAAAATATTAATTTTCATGCCAACCTGGACATCAACATCAATGCCGGCGCAGGGCTAAACCTAAGCGCCACCAAAAATGCAGTGGTAGAAGCATGTGAAGAATTTAACATAACTGGAACCACCAATGTAAAAATTACATCAGCGGCCAATGTGCATATACTTGCTGACAGTCAAATGAGATTGAGTGCAAACCGCATTGACTTGAATGGACCTGTTGCAGACAGAGCAACATTGCCAAGTCAGAACAGTTTAATTACCAACAGTGAAGTTGGTAAAAGCGTTTCTGTTCGAGTACCTGAAGCAGAACCATATGGCGGCCATTCACACAAGGGTGGCGAACAACCAACTGCTGGAGATGTGCCGTCACCAGCAATTGTTCCAACACCAGAAAGTTATAAAGATATTCCACCAGCTACAAAATCAGATGCCATTGATTGTGTGCCAGACATAACAGAATATAGAATCAGCGAAGAAGCATTTAATGCAAATCTTTCCAGAGAAGCCTATAGAGGCATGCAATACTCAGACTATCTTGGTTATAGTGTTGGCTACGGAACACGAGTAGACATTTGGGGTCCAGGAAATCCTGCCAGCAAATTAGATCCAAACATCAAGCAAGCTCTTAAAGATGGCCCAAGCGAAGCAGAAGCCAGAACAGCGGCACGGCAGATCATGGACAGACACATTAGTCCACCATTGGGAGCTCGACTTAAAAAAGCCATCGCTGGCGCCGGCAAACCAGTGTGTGTCACACAATCACAAGTGGATGCACTACATATGGCGGCATTTGGAAATCCATCAGCGGCATACGAAATGGCAGACCAACTGGTTGCATCAGGAGCGGCAGCTTCAGATGGCAAGCCAACCAGAGAAGATATTGCTAAAATTTGGGCCAATGGTAAATTTAGCAATTCTGCTGAAGTCAAAAGCAAAGAAGCACAATTTGCAATGACTGGCGAGATAGAAGTAAAGAAAACTCAGCAAGATTTACTAAGCGAGGGTGTGAAATCAGACGAAGCCGCTGTAAGAAATAACAAAGCCAGAAACCCAGACGGAAAATGGGACAGTGAAGATGGTGGTGGACCAGCAGGCGGCAAACGACTGCAACCAGATTTAACAAAGCCAACTGCCCAACAACAAGCTCAATATGAAAGAAGCAACTATCTCAACACTGGAAATGTACCTCCGGGCAGTAGATTAACCAAAGAACAACTGCAAGACAAGTACGGATCTCCACACACTGGCGGCAATGCTGTGGCAGGAACGCCAACACAACCAGAAGCTAAAAAAACAGCCACCGGTTGATAAAACCCAGTATAATACATATTGGTAAATAGGCTTATGCCAACATTTACATCAAGATTTCGCGGGTACAGCACAGTAGGAACTACTTTTTTAAAGCCAGTTCGTTACGACATGGACTTGGCCAAACAAGACTTATTAAACCATTTTAACACCCGCAAAGGCGAGCGTGTTATGATGCCAACCTTTGGAAGTATTGTATGGGAAATGTTGTTTGAGCCCTTGGATGATGCAACAATTGCTCTCATCGAGGCTGATGTCAGATCTATTATTAGCAATGACCCTCGTTGGGCGTTGGAGAGCGTGACAGTCAGTGATGGACCAAATGCTTTAACCTTAGAGGTTATAGTAACCTATCGTCCGTCTGATGAAACAGTTACATTGCCCTTAACATACGATAAAGGAACGGAAACAAAATGAGCCAGACTCGACGCCTTGGACAACTAAATGCCGCAGAGAGTTGGCTGAACAACTATAGGTATTTGGTCAATGCAGATTTTAAAGCCTACGACTTTGAAAGTCTTCGCGCCGCATTGTTAAATCACATACAAACAAACTACCCAGAAGACTTCACTGACTTTATTAACTCCAGCGAGTATGTTGCACTGATTGACTTGATGTCATATATTGGACAAAATTTAGCTTTCAGAAGTGATTTAAATTTAAGAGAAACTTTTTTAGAGACTGCTGAAAATCGCGGCAATATTTTAAGCATTGCCAGACAGTTGGGATACAAGCCGTTTCGTAATTTTAACGCCGGCGGCTTTCTTCGCATCTCTGCAATAAAAACAAGTCAAGATTTATATGACAGCAAAGGTGCAAACCTTGCAAATACAACTGTGGTGTGGGCTGATCCGTTGAATCCTGACTTTAACGAACAGACCAGTATCATCCTCAATGAGGCATTTAATAAAGCTACTCCAATTGGTCGTCCAGTTAGTTCGGCAATTACCAATGGCATTTCTAGAGAGCTGTATCAAATTTCACAATCGCAAAATAGAACAATGGTAGAGGCATTCAATCTCAACGGTCGCAATAGTACAAATTACAACTGCGAAATTGTACCNATGGTCATTGATGCAACCACACAGTTGGCCCTAGAATCGACTCCTAATCCTTATGGTTACATGACAATGTTGTTTAACAATGACGGAACTGGTTATGCAAATTCAACCAATGGTTGGTTCCTGTTATTCAAACAAGGCACACTCTCATATGAAGATCATGTATTAGAAACCAGTATTCAAAACCGCGTGATTGATGTTGACGCCACCGGCATCAATGAAAGCGATGTATGGGTACAAAGTGTTGACGGCTCTGGTCGAATCATTGACAGCTGGACTAAAGTTCCAAGTACCGTTGGTAAAAATATTGCATTCAATGCAATCAATAAAGACACTAGAAAGATCTACGAAGTAATCACAAAAGAAAACGACACAATCAGTATCAAATTTGGTGATGGCACATTTGCAGATATTCCCACAGGAAATATTAGAATTTGGTATAGGCAAAGTGCAATGGAACAAATTTCGTTTGTGCCATCTGATGTACTTGGCATGCAAGCCGCGCTGAGATATGTTGACAGTGAAGGAAAAGAACAAGACTTAGTTTGCACATTGCAATTGTCAGAACCAATAAACAATTCACTGAGCGAAACAATAACACAGATTAAAAATCGTGCGGCCAGAACAGCGGCCAGTCAAGATCGCATGATCACAGCCAGCGACTACAACATATATCCAGAAGGCCAGATTGGCGGTGTCGACAAGATCTTGTCAATCAGCAGAACCTTTGCTGGTCAAAGCATTTATGCTGACACACAAGATCCAACAGCAACTTATCGTCCAGTGATCACATTGGCCAGCGACGGTTTCATTTACTCATCTGAAAATACAGTTGAAACAACATTACAAGATAGTTCCACAACCGATGAAGTTTTAAGTTGGGTACAAGAATCATTGTTGAGCCGAAGCACACATCAGTTATACTATAAAAAGTATCTGTATGATGATGCCAGTGGTCTTTTACGAATTGGCAGCGACTCTTCATTGGTCTGGCACAAAGTTGACTATGCCAATGGAATAACACACGGATACTTTTATGATGTGGCAGACGCAGATAAGAAACCAGTGCGAGTAGGAAAAGGAACTGCAATACTAGAGAATCGAACACTAAAGAAAAATTCTCTAATCAAATTCTCATCTGACAAATGGGCAAAAATATTAGACATCTACAGAGAAGGTTTTGGGGTAGGTGACAATGACGGAAACAATACAGGACTCCGTGCCAATGGGCAAGGCGCTGTATTTGTCAATGGCACCATAGCCGACGGACAGTTGTTTGGATGGATTCCAAGCATGCGAACATTGTTTAACATCAACGAACTGTCTGAAATAGAAGAAAAAATCAAGGCCAAACAAAACTTTGGTTTGTATTACGATAACATTAAAGATCGATGGTTTGTTGTGTCAGCTGACTTGATCAATGATATCACAGGGCAAGGTCTTGATCTAACAACAGCAGGCACAGCAACCTTCAGAGGCAACAGTAGCTGGATGATTCGATTGGTACATAATCCTCTGACAAAAGTTTGGGCCAGTGTATTAAGAAGAGATCAAACAGCGTTTGGCAGTGACAGTGAATTGTCCTTTCATAATCAACGGTTTGGCAGTGCATTAGATCAAACAACTCGTCGTGTTATTAAAGATTCTGTTAAGTTTTTAAATGTCAATGTTGGTTTAATCAATGAGCTAGAATTAGATGTGGTTGACTACTTTAGACTAGATGATGGTCGTTACGATCCAAAAAGAGTGCAGGTATTGTTGCCAGGACTACTAGATACATTGGTTCCAGATGATCCAACAATCATTGATTCAATTATCAACACAGGTACAAACAACACCAGTGATCACATTGTGAATTTAGTAAAACAAGAATTTACTGATGCCAGAGGACAGTACACACTGAAACCAACAGCTTCTGTCACAGTACCAGGCGACCTAAATGGAGTCAGTGGTAGACAAGATTTAAAAGTTCAGTACAATCATGTTCCTCTAAGAGACAACAGAGTTGATCCAACAACTACCAACATCATTGATATGTTTGTGTTGACAACTGATTTTAATCAAGCATTTAGATTTTGGGTAAACAACGGAGCCGCATCAGGTCTTCGTCCAATGCCATTGTCCAGCTACAGCTTGGAACAATTGATGCAACCTATTATTCCTTACAAAAGCATCAGCGACAGCATTGTTTTCCATCCAGTTGACTACAAAGTAATTTTTGGAGTTGGATCTGATGCTCGATATCAAGTGACAATTCGTGTCACCAAGAGTGACGGCACAAAAGTCAGCGATGCTGAAATTAGGAGTAGAGTCGTTGCAAGTGTCAATGCCTACTTTAACTTTAGTAATTGGGATTTTGGCGAAACTTTTTATTTTACTGACATGGCTTCGTGGGTACACAAGCAGTTGGGCGGCGTAATCAGCAGTATTGTTCTAGTGCCGTTGCAAAGTAATCTAACACCAAATGATCTATTTCAAATTAAATGTGAGCAGAATGAAATTTTCATTAGTAGCGCAACTGTGAACAATGTAGAAATTATTTCTAGTCAAGTTTCACCAACCGGAATCATGTAAAAATGGCGCAAGACCCAACAAAAATTAATCCAGTTAGCACATCTGTTAAAACCTATCCAGGCGAACGCTTGGATGAGTTGGCATTGCCAACGGTACCAGAATTACTTCCAAGTATATTCAGGACAGATACCAATAAAAAATTAATTGCGGCAGTAATGGAAGACATGTTCCAGCCGCATGCCATGGAAGATTTGAATTACTCCGTTGGCAGGCGCACAACAAAGTCGTTGGTCAATGACTACTTGCCGCATCCAACAGCAAAAAGACAACTGGAGCCAGGACTTTTAGTTTACCGTGCGGATAACTCTCCAGCAACATTGAGCGCAGATGAAGTGGCGCATGGCTGGGGATTAAACGACAGGACCAAAGAAACAACAGTTCCAGTTAGTATCTTAGATTTACCAATTGATCCGGACAAATTTATCAATTGGCCAGACTATTATTGGATACAGGAAGGAATGCCTGTGATCTTCATCACTGGAACCGAAACAGAAACTTTTGACATTCAAAATGACATTCTAGGAAAGCCAGCGTACACCACAGTTTTACAACGAAGCGGCAAACGCCTTGAACTGAAAAATGGAATGCGGGTTGTATTCAACAATGTTCCGTCAGCCGAAGCTACCTTTAATAAACCAGCAAGAATTGGTACTGTACCAATACTATCTAATTTTGTAATCGACACAGTAACAAATGGAAAATCAAGTCTTGACATAGAATGTGACTTTGTTGCCTATGACCGAAGTAAAATTATTGTCACAGTTGATGGCATTGTAAAAACTTTTAAAGTTGATTATGATGTAATTGCAAATACCATACATTGGAATGGAACTGTTCCAAGCGTAGACTTACCAGTGAATTTAAACTGCGTTGAGTATTTTTTAACAACTGATGAAGATTCAAACAAGGCCAGTCGACGATGGCAAATTGCCGGAGTAGGAACAGCCGGCGGCATTCGCTTGTTGTCTAGAACACACCAATACACCAACACAAGGTACAGTAAGGCAATTCAAACTCTATGGGATAAAACAGCAGTACCATGGGATAGTGTTGAGTGGGACGGCGCAATCAAAGGTATCAATGAAAAACATTATATCTTAGAAAAAGTTGGAGCACGAACTCGAAATACAAATAGCAGGGTTAATGTATGGTATCATAAAGACACCATACAAACTACTGCTGACTATCTCAACATCAATTTCAATGATATTGTTACATCTTCTGGCTCAAACACAAATGCATTACCAGCACAAGCATTAAGACCCATTGTTGAATTTGATGACACATTGGAATTGTTCAACCATGGAATCTTTTTTAGAGCATGGCCAAATTTAGTCACATCAATAGATGGTGTTGCTGTATCCGATTTCATCAATTTGCCAATTGTAGATCTAGATTTAGAAATTCTAAATTCAAAATACATAAGCACAACTCGAAAGTTACAAATAGAACCCGATATAATTGTTCGGGCACTGTCACAGGGCAATAACATACAAACTGCTCTCAACCGGTCTAGTTTTACAATACAAGAGTTTGATGAATTATTAAACACAGTGAGTCAGAAAATTCTTTATGAAGTTGCCAATGGAAAAATTATTTGGTTGAAGAACCAACCAGAACATTGGAGCATTACATACCGCATCTCCGGAGTACCAGTTGATAAATTAAGAATTTTATGGTTAGTCAACGACATCTATAAAAACAAAATTATAAATGTTTTATCAAACGAAACTGTTACAAATGGATTCGTGCCTGAAACAGCCAGGAATAGAGATGCAGTATTAATTGATACTCCTTACAGCACAGACGCAAATTACCTGTTGGAGTATCATTGGGTCAACGGTCAAGCAATTCTGGCACAAACCAGACTTTCTCGTACACAGCAACCATTGTTTGAATTGTATGATTCAACAAATGTCAAACTGAGTAACAATCCAAATAATCCAGATATTAAAAGTTCTGCAATTATTGAAATTGTCAATGGTGACAAATACGATGCAGAATCTGGATATAACTTAAAATTTTTACCTTCACAATTCAGTGAGTTGACAGCTGACAATACTGCATCAGATGCAATGTATGATATCGTATATAATCATACATTACAAAATTTTGCATACTACAATCAAGGCACTGCCTCTAAAACAGTCAGCGGTCCATATCAATTCAGACGGGTGACTGATAACACTCCGTTGATCAATCAACTCAGCATTGGTTACAGCAGAGCATGGTTCCGTTTAAAGAGTTGGGCAATTAGAACAGTTGCCGACTTTGATAATTCAACAGTTGAATTGGACGCCACAATGTGGCCCAAGTATGACTGGGGCATTAAAGTAATAAACAATACTTTACGAGCAGTTTACCTAGACAACTTTAGTATTGTTGCCAAAAACTTGCCAAGGATTGCCGCTGGTGAATCTGCCAACTTTACAGTTTTCGTAGATGGTAATCCAAGCGTGGCAACAATCAGCGGCGTTGATATGACCAGCTTTGATGTTGATATTGTTAATAATTATTTTACATTTGTAGTTCCAGCTGATGCACCATCAAAGTTAACCATCACCATTGACGGAAAATCAATACAAGCAAAAGTCATTGATGTAAAACAAGATCCAAGAAATGTAAAAGTAAAATTAAACGGCTTNCCNGTNGANTACAGCTTCACAGTGGTACGAGATTCATCATGGGCCATTACATCGGTGCAACTACAGGCCGACGGCCAAGGCACCCTTGAAATTCAACATCAAGGCGACCATGCTGACAATGACCATATCACTGCAATTCCAGGGCTGGTATTCAATCCTGAACAAAACATCAACTTAGGAGAATTTACTCCAAGTCGTTTGGTGCATAATATGACATCAAGCATTAATGCCAACAAACGATCAGACAGTCAAAGTTGGAATTCAGTAGACTATGTGTTTGACGCTGATGGTGCAATAATGGCAGATAACAGTAGCATGCGAAGTGCATGGACCAGCTTCCGTCTGTCGCCTACAATACAAGACAGCGTGATTGCAAGATCACTCAGTGGCTGGCGCTGGTGGAGGAAATTTATTTCCAAATTGGAATCTAATTTTAATTTGTTAGACTTTAATTTAAGCACTCCACGAGAAAATCTTGACCGCATCTTAGAAGAATCATTGCTGGGACTTACCTACAGTTCCCCAGATGCAATTTCTGGCATGGCTGTTTCAACCAATGGTATGAATAAAGCCAGCTATGTTGTTAATAATGGCACATTGACATTTAATGTCAACACTGGTGGCAACGGAGTCGTATACTTGGACTTTTTTGGTCCGGATATTGTGTATGTTTACGCCAACGGCGAACTGGTATCCAAGAATGATTATGCAGTAGATGCCTACGCCGCTTTGGTCACATTTAAAACTGCACCAGCAGATGGAACTCAAATTGAAATTTATCATTCAAGTCAGTCTGGTGTATACAGTGGAATTCCAGCCAGTCCAGCCAAGCTTGGGCTAAGTGGAGTATACCAGCCTGGATTTGTCACAGAAACATGGGGTCAAAATACACGCAAGTATATTCAGCGACATGACGGCAGTAGAATTGCCATGTACGGCACAGATGAAGATGACCTTCGTAATTTAGTAATCTTAGAGTTAGAAACTAGAACATACAACAACTGCATCCATTTGGTGGGCGCAGTAAATCAACAGCGACAATACAGGGCGTATCGTAGCTTGCCAATATTAGAAGCACAGGCCAAAGCACAAATTGAATGGTACACCACAAACAACATTGACTATCAGGAGCGATCAGATTTTGATGCAGAAGATGCATGGACATGGAACTACAATGGTCTAAGCTGGAGAGCAATCTATATAAATGCATTTGACACTTATCAATTGGATACGGCTCCGTGGGAATCACTGGGTTACGATTCTGCGCCCACTTGGTGGAACAATTACTACTCTTGGACAGATGCAACAAAACGAAGTGCATTGGAAAATGCCCTAAGATTTGGCATTGTGACCGAGCCAGGAAAGCCAGTGACTGTGGCCGTCAGCTATCGTAGAAATTTTGACACATTTCCTGTGGATCAAGCTGGCAATCTAATAGATCCAGTGGCGTGGAATACACCTGCACCCAGCTCTGATGTTGCCCAGCAACCGTGGGAGATTGGATCATGGTCACCTGTAGAAGTGGCCTGGCGTCGAAGCATTGCTGGCGCATGGGACAATGTTTTACATGCCATAGAAGATTATGACATTGTTCATAACTTCATGGATGAAGCAATCAATCCTTTTGTCAATGACACAGATACCAATAGTCCAAAACAAAAAGGAACCAATACATTGCCACCAGGACAGTTCTTTCAAGATCGTCCAACAATTGGTATGGGTTCAGTGTTATTTGAAGCTTATAGAGAATTTAATTTAACTGGGCAAGCACCGTTAAACGAACTAATGTCATTGGACAGTCGATTACAATTTGGAGTTGGTGGCTTTAGTGATGGCGTAATCACACTGAAAATGTATTACGCAAAATTTAAAAATGGATTCTACATTCCTGCCGAAGACTTCTTAATGACGTTGAGCCCCGGAGTCAGCACTTCTAAATTAAGATATAGTGCAGTACGAGTTGAAAAAGATGGTGACGGATTTAGAGTGTATGGTTTTGATCCTGGTCACAAATATTTTACAATTTTCAAACCATCTGCTCAAAGTTTAACAGAAAGCTATCCAACATCTCGTAGCCAGATAGTGACTCCAAACGGAACTTTTGTCAGCTACTCTGATTGGGATAATATCTCACATGAGTTGCAGTATGGATCTTATATCAATGATAAACAGGCTCTGTTTACTTTCTTTGAAGGCCTACAAAAATATCAAGAGTCACAGGGACTGATCTTAGATCAAGTCAACAGTCGTGGCACTATAACAAATTGGCAACAAGCTGGACTTGATGCACTGACATGGATCGCAGAAAACTGGGGAACTGATCACTTTTGTTTGGTTGGCGTAGCAACAGAAGACGGATTAAAATTTAGTCATGCTCGAGGAACCTTGGACAGGTTAGATGCAGACTTGGGTCGAACTGGTAAGGTATTGTTTTCAACTGGGCGTTCTGCGCTATCAAATGAATTACAAATCACAAGAGAGTATGAAAAGAATGTAGATAAGATTGTACCAACTGCTGGTCAACAAATTGTATTTGTCAACTTTTCCACTAGAGATTATGATCATGTTGTGTACATTAATCGTAAAACCAAGTTTGGAGATTTGGTAATTGATCTGCAGACTGGAAATAGAATTGATGTGCTTGGGTTATCGGCTCGCCGAACAAATGGTTGGACTGGTCGTCCAACTGCTCGCGGTGTTACACTTACACCAGCAGGCCTAATTCCTGGCTTTGATGCGTTGGTCAGTGATATCGTAGACAGCCACAAGCCAGAGCAAAATGCATTTGACTCAATCAAAACTGACATTGCAAAGTCGGATGTTGTTCCTGCTAAATCAACAATCATTGATCAGTTGATACAAGATAAAAGCACTCAGCATTTTTACAAGCAAGGCCTACAAACTGCCATGGGTACAAACCTGGCTGTGGATGCACTACTAAGAAATTCCAAGATTGATATTCCAGGCAGACAACAAGATATTGAATTGAATGAACAGTGGTTGATTACCACTGGCAACTTTGGCAATTTAGAAAGCGAAAATATTTGGGAAGTTGAATTAAGACGACAAGATTTTACTGCAAGCAAGCAAGTGGTGCGTTTCCAACCACGCGGCTACGGTGGAATTATCAGCACAAATAATGGATCTCGCCCCACATACCTATACGACAGTTTAAGTGATAACATCATTGATATCTGGGAGAAGGACAAGCGTTGGGTAACCAAACCACTTCGTCCATATGAATTTGCCACCATTGATCGCAGTACTCAAACTGGACTGGACGACACTAAGAATTGGTTACCAAATGCTGGTAATCCACAATTGTTCAATACTGACATTGAAATGCGTGAGTTGGGCAATTTAACACTGGCCAGTTTTATCAATGTTGATCAGACTGATAACTCAATCTTGGCCAATGTCACAGTTGATCCAGCAAATTTATTAACCACATCAGATATTTTTTCAACCAACGGATTTAGCATCTACAACAATTATCAACCCAGCGACCTATGCTGGCAGGAAGGCAACTTGTACAGAGCCAAGGCCAAGATAACCGGCTCATCAACCAGTGTATTTGATTCTACTCAGTGGAACTTACAACCAATTGATGGCAGACTATTGCCAAATGTTTGGGTCAGCGACTATGGCTTTAACATTAATACCAAATACAAAGGCAGTTGGACGGCATCAACATTGTACAATGTTGGCGACATCATTGATATAAATGGGTTTTACAATGTTTGTATCAAGCCGCACACCAGTGGCAGTACATTTGTTAACAATAGCATTGCTGAATTAAAAATTACACAAAAAGGTTTAAATTATCAAGTTGGTGACCTAATCAAATCTGGATCAACCATTGTTGGAAATGTCAGCGCAGTTGTCAATGGCACAATTAAAACTGTCAATGTGGTAGATACGGTAGGTGGGTACAATCCAGAAACCACAGTGATTGCAGTGGCAGGTGGCAGTGGAACAGCACTATTAAGTGCAACATATAAGAATGATACAATTCAACAAACCATCACTGGTAGAATTGGAACAGCTAATATGCCAACTGGTATCATTGGATTTGGCAATAACTACACCTTAGATAATACCATTGTAACAGTGAATGGCACTGGCACTGGTGCACAGATAGTTCCAATCATTGAAGATAACATTTCCAGCGGTACATTTACAAGATACAATGTAATCAAGACCTTTGGTTATTTGAATGCTGGAACAGGTTATGCGGTAGGAGATTTATTAGTTGCACAAAAAGATACAACCTCACAGTCTGCAACTGACGCAATATTCAGGGTAACAGAAATTAATGCGCTGACGTCAACACCGTTTGCTGTAAATTATACATCAGGCAATATTGGCCTATTTTCGCAGTCAACTCCACCATTGGTTGCTTGGGTCAGCGGAATTGACCAG